ATATAGCTAAACGTGATTATCGTGAAGCTTACGATAGTGGAGATACTGATGCAATAGTTGAAGCACAAGCTAAAATGAATGATGCTCAATTAAAACTAGCACAAGCTAAAGTATTAAAACCTCAATATAAGGCTTCACAAACTCAAGAAAGTGGTGTAGAGTTAAATCAAAACAATGTTCCTAATATACCAAAACCAGATGCAAAAGCCCAAGCATGGCAAGATGCAAATACTTGGTTTGGTACAGATGAAGAAATGACTTCATTAGCTTTAGGATTACATGAAAAATTAGTCAGAAGTGGGGTAAATCCTTCAACTGACGAATACTACCGTCGTATAGATGAAACGATGCAAAAACGATTCCCTGAAAACTTTGGGGATAATTCGTTGGAACCGGAGAAACCCGCCCAACGCAAACCTTCGAATGTAGTTGCACCGGCAACGCGAAGTACCGCGCCAAAAAAAGTACGCCTAAGTAAAACACAAGTTGCTTTTGCTAAAAAGCTTAAGTTAACACCGGAGCAATATGCACGAGAAATGATTAAATTGGAGAACGCAAATGGATAAGGTAAAAAGAGAATCAAGAGAAACAGAAGTAAGACAAGACGAAGCGAAAAAATGGCAACCTGCCTCACTTCTTCCGGAGTTCAAACAACAACCGGGATGGGCGTATCGTTGGGTTAGAGTTTCTTTACTTAATGAATCTGATAACATGAACGTCTCTTCAAAAATGCGTGAAGGCTGGGAGCCGGTAAAACATTCGGAACACCCAGAAGTCATAATACAGTCAGACCCCAATAGCCAGTTTAAAGAAGGCATAGAAATTGGTGGTCTATTACTTTGTAAAGCTCCTCAAGAAATGATAGACCAGAGGAAAGCTTATGTGAATGAAAAAACACGAGCACAGACTGAAGCAGTGGATGCGCAATACATGAATCAAAATGACCCACGTATGCCTAAATTCGCTGAAGGTCAAGAGAATGGTCAAAGTTTTGGAAAGGGGAAAAAATAATTAGGAGAAACAATCATGGCAACTACAGCTACGCCCTATGGGCTTAAAGCAGTAAACCATATAGGCGGTACTCCGTACGCGGGTGCTACACGTCTATTACCGATTGCTTCTGGATACGGAACTAACATATATAATGGCTCGATTGTCTCAATCGTAGCTGCGGGAACTATTGAAATTGTTACAGTTACAGGTAATGGAGGTGGCGGAGCAGCCGCATCATTCCCAGCTGGAACAATTGGTGTTTTTGTAGGTGTTACTTACACAGACCCAAATCTAGGCACAGTAGTGTTTAGACAAAACTTCCCGACAGGTACAGTGGCAGACGATATTCAAGCATATATTGTTGATGACCCAGATGTAATCTTTCAAGCACAAGCGGACGGCGCAGTGACACAAGCTGACTTAGGTCAGAACACTCACTTAGCAGCAGTGCAATCTACAACTACAGGCGATACTACAAATGGTAACTCTAATTCTGCAGTAACAGCTACAACAAATACGACAAACACTTTTGCTTTCCGTATTGTTGATTTTGTAGATAGTCCAACTTCAACCGTGGGTGATGCATTCACAGACTTATTAATTAAGTTTAATGCAGGTGTTCACTCATATGACAACTCAACTGGAATCTAATTAAGGAGAAATAATCATGGCAATTTCAAGAGCCCAGCTCCTTAAGGAGCTATTACCAGGACTTAACGCTTTATTTGGTTTAGAGTATGAAAAATATGGCGAAGAGCATAAAGAACTTTATGAGACCGAGTCTTCAGACCGTTCTTTTGAAGAAGAAACAAAACTAGCAGGCTTTGCAGGTGCACCTCTTAAAACTGAGGGAGCAGCTATTGCGTATGACAACGCACAAGAAGCTTTTACAGCTAGATATAATCACGTAACAATTGCTTTAGGATTCAGTTTAACTGAAGAAGCGGTTGAGGATAATCTATATGATAGTCTTTCAGCTCGTTATACTAAAGCTCTTGCTCGTTCAATGGCAAATACTAAGCAAGTTCGTGCAGCTAACGTTTTAAACAATGGCTTCAACGGTGCTTTCTTAGGTGGTGACGCACGTTCACTATTTGGTACAGCCGCTGGTGGTGCAGTTACTAACCACCCATTAGTTTCAGGTGGTACTAACAGTAACGTACAAGCAGTTGCAACAGACCTTAACGAAACAGCATTAGAAAACGCAGTGATTCAAATCGCAGCGTGGACAGATGAAAGAGGTCTATTAATTGCAGCTAAACCTCGTAAGCTAGTAATTCCACCAGCATTACAATTCGTTGCTACTCGTTTATTAGATACTCAACTTCGTGTTGGTACAGCTGATAACGACCTTAACGCATTGAGAAATAATGGTGCAATTCCAGAAGGTTATACAATAAACCACTATTTAACTGATGCTGACGCTTATTTCTTAACAACCGACGTTCCTAATGGTATGAAGCATTTTGAAAGAACTGCTTTAACAACATCTATGGACGGTGATTTTGACACAGGTAATGTAAGATACAAAGCCCGTGAAAGATATTCATTTGGTTGGTCAGACCCTTTAGGTATGTGGGGTTCACCAGGTGCTTAATTAAAGCACTCCTCTTGAAAACCCGGCTCCTCTTTGTCGGGTTTTCTTTTTTATAAGGTATAATGTGAGTAAATGATTAAATGGGCATTACTATTAAGTTTCTTTTTATCAGGGTGTACATATTTTATACACAATGAGTATTATCAATTTATAGACAGAAGCAAAAATATATATGACGCTGGAGCTTTAATAGCTGATAAAAAATCTAGTACAGAAATAATAATAGATACATTAAAATCTAGACCAAGAAGAATAACAGGCAATGCATGTAGCGGTAAAATGTATTCTGACTATCCATGCATGGAAGCCGAAGGCTGTATTATAATCGAGGACAGATATGCAGTATTTAATTGATATGTTTGGAGTTAGCGTTGTATGTATGGTTGCGTCTGTATTAGGAGGTTTCTGTAATTATAATGTTAAAAAAGCCAAAGGCAAAGTGCCTCGTGGTGGGCATATTAATTGGCTTGTAGAACGTAAACGTGCTCGTATAGAATTTATGTTATCTGTATTTATTGCAGCTATATCAGCTGAATTTTTTGTACCGCCTATTATTAATCAATTTGGTCTTCATATAACCTTCTCACCAGCCATAGCTTTCTTTATTGGATATAGTGGTATGAGACTTATACCTATGATGGAACGCAAAGTATCGCAAGCACTTGATAAGTTGGGATAAACTCATGAATTTACTTAGTGCACAAATGTAACTGAAAGATATAATATTTGTATCAGCAATGCTGAAATCTAATATAAAGGAGAAACACCATGGCTTGGACTAAACCATCAGCAACTGAAATGCGTTTCGGTTTTGAAGTAACAATGTACGTAATGAACAAGTAATTGTTTAATTTTAACTAAGGGGCTTCGGCCCCTTTTTTGTTGTATAATTACATGAAAACGTGTAATATTAATTATCTGGGAACATCCAGCTTATCAGACTGCCCCAGCAGACGCATACACGACGGATAAGCTTAAACTTTGTATGGAGAAATATCATGGCAAGAACCACATTTTCGGGACCAGTCGTATCACAAAGCGGCTTTCTATCCGACCACGCTACCTCCGCAGCTATTAACGCAACTGCAGTAGCAACCGCAGCCGAAGTAGCTACAGGATATATTACATCAACATCTGCAGCAGGAACAAGTATTACATTTCCAACTGGGACTCTTTTAGGCGCTGAATTACAAGCAACTGCAGGGACAGTTTTTGATTTAGTAGTTGATAACACCGGTGGCGCTAACACAGTAACAATGGTTGTTAGTACTAACGCAATTGTATCAGACGCTGGTAATACTACTGCAGCCTCTTTTGGTGATTTAACTATTGCCTCAGGCGTTAGAGGTATGGCACGATATACTTTATTATTTAGTAGTGCTACTGCTTATACTATTACACGTACAGCTTAATAGGAGAATAGACAATGGCTATAACAACAGATATATGGGCCGTCACTCCTAGCTATTCAGCTACGTTATTCCGAGCCGCTGCCTCTATTGGCGGTGCAGGGGATATAACACTACTCACTAATCAGCCTCTAGATAATGGGGCTGGTTATAAGATTCTATTTACTTGTGCGGGCGATGCAACTGCCGCTACATTTACTATCACTGGATATGTGGCTGGGGATTTATCTCAGTCTGTAACCACTGAAACTGTAGCTGGTGTTGATGCTGACACCGCAACTTCCGTAAACTACTACTCTAAAATTACTAGCATCTCATCAGATGCAGCGGTAGCAACTAATGTAAGTATTGGTAATGCTATTGCTGATGGTATGGCTTTACCTAGAAGTAGAATGAAAGGATTCTATTTTGTAGGTTCTGCAGGAGCAGGTAGTGTTACATTAACCTTAGATGGTAATGCAGCATCAGATAGAGTTTTATTAAGTATAGCTACTCCAGCTAATGTAGAGTCACAACAAATGGCTTTACCAGGCGATGGAATTTTAATTAACGGAAATGAGCCACAAACAACGTTTGGAGTAGTAACTCAAACAGCAGCTGTGACATCATTAACGGTATTCTGTGGATAAGTTATGGATGAAGAGCCCAAACCAATCAGTAATGAAGAACGCCTTGAGCAATTGAGGCGTTGGTTTGAATCACTAGGAGATTGTGTGTAAATGGCAACAACTAGAAAAAAAGGAATGGGAATCAAGACTTCGGTTAAGTCTGGTAATTTTAGAAAGACTAAATCTGGAGCGGGAATGACAAAGAAAGGCGTAGCAGCCTATCGTAGAGCAAACCCAGGTTCTAAACTTAAAACAGCTGTAACAGGAAAAGTTAAAAAAGGTTCTAAAGATTCAAAAAGACGTAAGTCATTTTGTGCAAGGTCTGCAGGTCAAATGAAACAATTTCCTAAAGCTGCTAAAAACCCTAACTCTAGACTGCGACAAGCACGCAGAAGATGGAAATGTTAAAAATGGATGAATCAACGAAACACTTACTAGACGCTACGTCTATCTTTACCGCTGTGGGCACTATGCTTTCATGGCTTCCTCATATGGCTTCATTGTTTACTATTATTTGGATGGGCATCCGCATTTGGGAAACTAAAACTGTACAACGATTAGTAAGTAAAAAGCCTAAAGCTGCAAAGGTAGAACCAAGAAAACCTCAAGCATCAAGTAATAGGGTGAAGAAGTAAATGCCAACAGTAAGTAAAAAGCAAGAAAAATTTATGCAAGCAGTGGCTAATAATCCAAAGTTTGCTAAACAAGTAGGTGTTAATCAATCAATTGGACGAGAGTTCACTAAGGAGAATGGGATGAAAAAGAATTACATGGGTGGAGGTAAAGTTAAAAAAATGATGGGTGGGGGTATGGCAGATAAAAGAGGTAGAGCTATGACTCGCATGAGTGCAGACGCAGGTGGTCGTGCTATGATGAAAATGGGCGGTAAAGTTAAAAAAATGAAGATGGGTGGTAATACATCTCGTGATAATAAATTAGAAGAGTTAGGCAGAGTTGATAATGAACGTGCCGATACTGCTTCTGGAGCTCGTAATCTTAAAGATGAAAAAAGCCGTATTAGAGGCGAACTTGGCATGAAAAAAGGCGGTAAAGTTAAAAAGCAAGGATACAATGCTAGACTTGATGATTCATTAGGAGCTAGAAAAGGTAAGAAAAAACAATCTATGAAAGCTCGTCGTGATGAGTCTAAAGGTGCTAAGAAAGCAGCAGGTAAAAAAGCTTACTCAGGTAACCGTAAATCAGCTCAAGGTTCAGCATCTAAACGTGCAGATGGTATTGCTAAAAAAGGGCGTACTAAAGGTAGGATGGTTTAATGGTTAATAAAACTAAAGCTAAAACTAAAGTTAAAAAACCGGCTTTTAAACCTCATATGATGTATGATAAAAAGACTGGTAAGGGTGTAAAAGCCCCTACCATGGCTAAACATTTAGAGCTTAAGAAAAAAGGCTATGGACACAGGAAACCTAAAGCATGATGAAATCTAGAGGTATGGGCATTATAAAAAATATTAACTTTAAAAAAGGTGGAAGCGTAAAAGATGCTTGCTATCATAAAGTAAAGTCATCATATAAAGTATTTCCTAGTGCTTATGCTTCTGGTGCTATTGCTAAATGTAGGAAAAAGAAAGGTAAGAAATAATGGCTGTACGTAAAACCAAAAAGGGACTAGCTTTAAAACGTTGGTTCAAAGAAGATTGGAAAGACGTAAAGACTGGTAAAGCTTGTGGTAGAAAAAAAGGTGATGGGAGAGGAACTCCTTATTGCCGACCTAGTAAGCGTGTATCTAGTAAAACTCCAAAAACATCTGGAGAAATGACAGCAGCACAGAAAAAGTCTAGAATTGCACAAAAGAAAAGACTTGGACAACCAGCAGGTAAACCAAGAAGAGTTGCATCTCTTAGACGTAAAAGGACAACAAGGAAAACATAATGGCTACATCAGGAACACATAATTTTGATTTAGACTTAAACCTTCTCGTAGAAGAAGCATTTGAAAGATGCGGAGCAGAGTTAAGAACAGGATATGATTTAAGAACAGCTACTCGTAGCTTAAACTTATTAACTATTGAATGGGCTAACCGAGGTATAAATTTATGGACAGTAGAAGAAGCTTCTATTCCATTAGTTGCCGGTACAGCCACTTACGATTTGCCCGCGACTACCATCGACCTTATTAGCCAAGTCATAAGAACTGGGACGGGAACAACTCAGTCAGACATATCTATTACTAGGGTGTCAAATCCTACTTATGCTTCTATACCAAGTAAGAATGACACGGGCAGACCGATACAAATTTATTTAGATAGACGAGGTCCAGAAGTACCTCAATTTACTGTATGGCCTGTTCCTAATGATGCAAGCTATACTTTTGTATATTGGTATTTAAAACGAATGGCAGATGCAGGCACTGGAGTAAATACACAAGATATACCATTTAGATTTTTAACATGTCTAGTATCAGGACTAGCATATTATCTTTCACTTAAGATTCCAGAAGCAGCTGATAGAATACAATTTTTAAAAGGTGAATATGAAGAGCAGTGGCTACTTGCTTCAACTGAAGACAGAGAAAAAGCTACTGAAATAATTGCACCAAGAAACTCATACATATAGGAGATTAGTATGTCATATAACCCGGAAGAAAAAAAACAAAAAGAGAAAGAAGATAGAGCTAGAAAAGATATAAAAGAAAAACTAATTGATGATAGTCCAGTAAATAAACTTTTTAAAAAAGCTGCAGACAAACTCAAAGAAAAAAATAAAAAGAAAGTAGGTGGCAGAATTAAAATGAATAAAGGCGGTAGTATGCCTGACCTTAGTGGTGATGGTGAAGTTACACAAAAAGATGTGTTAATAGGACGCGGTGTAATTAAGAAAAAAGCTGGTGGTAAAATTAAAGCTAAAAAAATGAAGAAATGCAGAATGGATGGCATAGCTATTCGTGGTAAAACTAGAGCTAAACAAAGAAGTAAATAATGAGTAATAAATATACAAGTAGTAAAAATGCTATAGCAGACTGTGATATATGTGGCTTTCAGTTTAAGCTTAAAAAATTAAAAGATTTGTATGTAAGACAAACTAATACTCATATAAAAGCTTGTCCAGAGTGTTGGAATCCAGACCAACCACAGAATATGCAGGGTATGTATCCAGTTGATGACCCGCAGGCTGTAAGAGACCCAAGACCCGACCAAAGTTTTAATGAAAATAATAAAACAGGGTCAAGAGATATAGAGTGGGGATGGGAACCTGTAGGTGGGGCAAGACCTCCAGCTAATCAGTTTACTGGTAATAATTTAGTAAGTTCTGTAAAAGTAGGAACTGTTACAATAACAATAACTTAGGAGATTAAGATGGCTAAAGAAAATAAAGAAAGAAAAGCTAAAATGGTAGATGGCTTTGCACAACCACAAGATGTACCTGTACCTAACTTTGCTGGGTATCCAGAAAAAGATATTAAGACAACAGGTGTAGAAACTCGTGGTAATGGTGCAGCTACTAAAGGCACTAAAGCTCGCGGTCCTATGGCGTAAGGATAGATAATGACTTACACAGAATTAGTGGCTCAAATAGAGTCATATACTGAAAATGAATATACTACGGTTGACGTAAATACATTTATTACGCAGGCGGAAAACCGTATTTTTAATGGTGTTAATTTACCTGATTTAAGAGCTAATTTTACAGGTACTATCACTGGAGGCAATAAATATTTAGACCTGCCTGATGATTGGCTTGCTACTTATAGTTTAGCAGTAATTGATAACACGACTAATGAGTATAGCTATCTTATAAATAAAGACGTTAATTTTATTCGACAATCTTTTCCTGACACGGACGCACCTTTTTATGCAAAACCACAATACTATGCTGTCTTCGATGATGACACATTTATACTCGGTCCTACACCTGATATCAATTATGGCGCTGAGCTGCACTATTTTTATTATCCTGTCTCTATTACTACTGCCGCTTCTGGTACGTCTTGGTTGGGAGATAATTATCCTACCGCCTTGTTATATGGCTCATTGTTGGAAGCAGCGACGTACTTAAAATCTGATGCAGATACTATAACTAATTACACTAATCGTTACCAAGAAGCTATGAATGAGTTAGTAGGTCTTGCTGAAGGTAAAAACACACGCGACGCTTACAGAAGTGGGCAAGCAAGAATTCCAGTACCTGGAAGAGGTAGAAGATAATGGCAACTATTGTACAAGGAATAACTAATACGTTTGTTGCTAAATCATTAGCTGGTGATATAGATTTTGACACAGATACATTTAAAATAGCTTTATATACTAATGATGCTACATTAGACCCATCAACTTCTGCTTACACCACAACAAATGAAGTAGTAGGTACAGGATATGTAGCTGGAGGTAACACATTGACGGGAGCTACGGTTACACAAGATGATACAGCAGATGTGGTATATATTACATTTGATTCTCCTACAACGTGGACAGGTACATTTTCAGCTAGAGGTGCTTTAATATATGATAGTAGCTCTAGTAATTTTTCAGTATGTGTATTAGATTTTGGAGCAGTAAAAACTATAACTTCAGAAACATTAACGGTTACTTTGCCAGATAACACGGCAACAACCGCACTTATTCGATTTGAATAGAAAGGATTAACATGACAGGATTTTCATCTCTTATTGCAGATGCACCAGAAGTAACAGTAGATAGCGTAAGACCTTTAGAAAAAGATTTATATAAAATGATGTGGGATAGACCAGAGTATAGACAAGTTGCTCCTGGTGAACAAATATCTCATGAATTTTTAAAACAAGCAAAACCTAAAGCTGGCGCTACAGTTCTTGATTTAGGATGTGGTACAGGACGTGGAGGATTAAACTTAGCGTTCTTTGGTGGACTAGATGTAACTATGGTTGACTTTGCAGATAACTGCTTAGATAAAGATATAGTTCCTATGCTAGAAACACAAAAGCATGCATTAAAGTTTGTAGAAGCTGATTTATCTCAACCTTTACCTGTTCAAGCAGCTTATGGTTTTTGTACTGACGTGATGGAACACATAAGACCACATCATGTAGACCAAGTTATAGATAATTGTTTATCTGCTTGTCAACACGTATTTTTTCAAATATCTACAGTTGATGACAAAGCAGGAGTTTTAGTAGGGCATAAATTACATTTAAGTGTGCACCCTTATAAGTGGTGGTTACAAAAATTTAAAGAACATAAATGTGTAATACATTGGTCACAAAAAACAAAAAACACTTGTTTATTTTATGTAAGTAATTGGGCTAGTGGCGAAGAAATAGTGGATGCAGGCACTGTAAATACTAATGATGAACAAATAAAAAAGAATGTTAAGCACAATATAAAACAAGGATATTCGCAAGTAGAACCTCATCCAACTAATGATATTGAGGTAATGATTGTAGGAGGTGGACCATCTGTAACAGAACACCTTGAAAAAATCAAGCAATTGAGGCAAAATGGTGTTAAACTTATAACAATTAATAACGCCTATAAATGGTGTATTGACAATGGTTTAACTCCTTCTGCTATGGTCATGGTAGATGCACGCGAATTTAATGCAAGATTTACAGAACCTGTAGTTGAGGAATGTAAGTATTTTATAGCTTCACAATGCAATCCTAGTGTATTTAAGGGTTTGCCAAAAGATAGAACTTATGTATGGCACACTCAAGCAGAATTATTAAAAGATATACTAGACAAGCAATATGAAACATGGTGGTCAGTTCCCGGAGGGTCAACTGTACTATTAAGAGCTATACCATTGTTTAGAATGTTAGGATTTAAACGTTTTCACTTATTTGGCTGTGATTCATGTTTAGGTGAAGACGATAAGCATCACGCATATGAACAAGTAGAAAATGATGGACAAGCAGTTATGCCCGTAAACGTGAGCGGAAAAATATTTAACTGTAACCCTTGGATGGTATCGCAAGCTCAAGAGTTTATGAGTTTGATACAAATGCTAGGGGATGAGATTGAATTAGAGATATACGGCGGGTTATTACGTCATATTTTAGAATCCGGCGCGTCACACGCCGATATTAAGGAGATTTAACATGGCAGCAACAGCATGGCAACTATACAACAGTGCCAAAAAATATATAGGTAATGGTACCATAACGTTAGGTGCCGGTGTTTTTAAAATGGTTTTAGCAAAAGCAGCTAGTAATGCGTCGACTTTTACGTTATCAGCTTATGGTGGCGGAGGTGCTCTTACTTCAGTTACTAATGAAATTGCAGCTGCAGGCGGATATGTTGCAGGTGGTAGAAATTTAGTACCAGCTACAGCTCAATGGGTAGAAGGAGCATCAGCTAAACAGCAGAAGTTTACTATGTCTGCAGTAGGTTTAGCATTTACTGCTTCTGGAGCTAACTTAGTTGATATTAAGTATGCGATTATACGTAATTCTACAGGTGCAGGTGCAGGAAAACTTTTATGTTTCTGTCAGCTGTCAAGTTCTAATTTTACGGTAACTTCGCCAAATACTTTAACTGTTTTACCTGCTGCTACTGGCATATTTACCTTAACTTAAGGAGCTAGTAATGGCTACCGGCTGGGGACGAAGTACCTGGAGCTCTGGTCCATGGGGCGAAGGAGATGTAGTTACACCTGGAGTTGATGCGTTAGCATTAACAGGTGTAGTACCTAGTGTAGTTGAAGGAAAAGTAATTACCCCAGGTGTAGGGGCGCTATCATTAGCAGGAGTTGCACCAACCATATTAGATGGAGCGGTAATTACCCCAGGTGTAGGGGCTCTAGCATTGGCTGGAATAGCTCCAAGTATAGTTGAAGGAAAAGTAATTACTCCGGGTGTAGGAGCAGCGATATTAGCTGGAATAGCACCAAGTACAATAGAAGATGCAAGAATAACACCGAGCGTAGGAGCACTAACCCTTGCAGGTGTAGCACCATCAGCCATAGAAGGAGATATAGCTCTCCCTGCTGCTGGAGCCCTTGCACTACAGGGAATAGCCCCTCAAGTTGTACAACAGAATAATATATTTAAAACGCCAGGCGTTGTAGCATTAAGTATAGCGAGTGCAGCACCAACTGTATTTGGTAGCACAGTTATAACACCAGGTGTAGGAGCTTTATCTTTAGCGGGTATAGCCCCATCCACGACAGACGGAGCAGTAATTACTCCAACTGCTGGAACAGTTACTTTAACAGGAATTGAGCCATCCATATTAGATGGCATAGTAAGAGAACCCGCCACTGGCGCATTAAGTTTAACAGGGCACGCCCCTATCATTAGTAACTCTAATTGGGTTATAATAGATACAAGTCAGATACCCGATTGGAAACCGATAGCGACAGGGTCGTCTACATAGGATAAGGATTAAAAAATGTCAACATATTCAAATTTATCAATAGAACTGATAGGAACAGGAGAGCAGTCAGGTACTTGGGGCACAACGACCAACACCAATTTAGGCACTGCAATGGAAGAAGCTATTGTTGGTACTGTAGACCAAGCTGTTACTACAGGGGATACGACACTTGCTTTAGCAGTTGATTCTAATGCTACACAAGTAGTTCGTCACTTACGTCTTAACCTTACTGGAAGTGCGGGGGGCGTTGGTAATTTAATTATTCCTACTACCGCTGCAGGTGGTGCTAATTTATTCCAAAAAAATTACATAATTAATAATGCTTCAACTACTGCTATAACAGTTAAAACTGCTTCTGGTACAGGAGTATTAGTTCCAGCTGGTAAATCAGCGTGTGTATATGCAGACGGTACAAATGTTGATTATGCGATTGATTATCTTAGTGGAACCATTCTTTCAAGTGATGTAGATATTAATGGCGGTGCAATTGATGGTACTGCAATTGGGGCAGCTACTCCTAGCACAGGTTCATTTACTACACTCGCAGCTTCAGGCGCAGTTTCAGGAGCAGGAGTTACAGCTCGATTTGCTTCTCCTGGACCAATTGGTAATACCTCAGCTGACTCAGGTGCTTTTACAACTTTGACTACCACTGGCAACGTTACACTTGGTAATGCTTCTGTAGATGAAGTAACGCATAACGCAAAGACTGTTAACATCCCTAATGACCTCATATACTCTGGTACTGGAGCTATAACTCAAGCTGTGGGTACAACTGCGCAGAGACCTGGAGTAGCAGCGGCAGGTATGTTTAGATATAACTCTACTACTGGAGCATTTGAAGGTTACACAGATGCTTGGGGTTCGATTGGCGGCGGTGCTTCAGCAGGTGGTGCTATTTATGAAAATGTAGATGATATAACAGCGGACTATACAATAACTTCTGGTTCAAACGGTATGTCAGTAGGGCCTATGACTATTGCGTCAGGTGTTACTGTAACTGTACCTTCAGGACAACGATGGGTAGTATTATAAGGATAAATTATGACTTCAAAAATTAATGCATTAACAGGTTCTGGCGGAGTAGCTATTGAAGGAGATTCTTCAGGAATCTTAGAGTTTCAGTCAAATGGTACAACTGTTATGACTGTTACTAGTGCTTCGCAAACTGCTTTAAATAAAATTATTAATGGTGATATGAGAGTAGACCAAAGAGATGGTACAGCTACTATTAATGCAACAAGTGTTACTTATAATGTTGATAGATGGTTAGGTAGAGGAGTTGCTTCTGCTGGAGTATTTACGTTAGCTCAAGATACAACTTCACCAGCAAATTTTACAAACTCTTTAAAAGCAACAGTTACTACAGCAGATAGCTCTATTGCTAGCGGGTCTTCTTATAGAGTCCAACAAATGATTGAGGGTAATAATATAGCAGACCTTAACTGGGGGACTTCAGATGCACAGTCAGTAACTTTATCTTTTTGGGTTCGTTCAAGTGTAACAGGAACATTTGGTGGTTCAGTAGCTAATGGTGACTATGATAGATTTAATGTATTTTCTTATACTATATCAGTAGCAGACACTTGGGAATACAAAACAGTAACTATTACTGGGGATACATCAGGAACATGGTATACCAACACTAGTATAGGAATAAGACTAAACTTTAGTTTAGGTGCAGGAAGTACTTTGTTAGCATCTGCTGGCTCATGGGGTTCCTCAGCAAAAGAAGGAGTTACTGGGCAAACAAATGTAATTGCTACAAATAGTGCAACTTTTTATGTTACAGGAGTGCAATTGCAAACTGGTTCAGGAGCTAGCAATTTTGAATACTTACAATTTGGACAACAAATGCTTTTGTGTCAAAGATATTTTTATAGTTTAGGTGGTACAGCTGCTTATGAATTTATTGCTCATGGAATGTTTACTGGAACAACTACTCCGTTATTAAGAGCAGAACTACCAGTAAAAATGAGGTCAGCTCCTACATTAAGCACATCAGGTACTTTTTTAACTAAAGCAGGAAGTAGTAATTTAGCAACTGCATCTTTTTCTGTTGACCAATCTGCAACACAAACATACAGTTTTTCAGCTACTGTTAGTGGTGGGTCATCAACAATAGGATATGCAGCATTAATGTTTGTTAATAATAGTACAGCTGCAAGATTTAATTTTAGTGCGGAGATGTAATTATGGTATATAAATTAGTAAAAAGTGTTATATCAAAAGAAATAGTTGGAGTAAATAAAACAGTAGAACTTGAGAATGGTGAAACTTCTACTATCTCAATTCCTGCTGATAATGCAAACACAGACTACAAAGAATATTTAAAATGGGTAGCAGAAGGTAACACACCAGAGGAGGCAGAATAATGAGCTCAGTCGTATTAGCTGGAAGTTCTAGCGGAACTTTAACTATTGCAGCCCCAGCAGTTGCAGGGACAAATACATTAACGCTACCTGCAAGTACAGGTATAATAACAACTTGTGTTGTTCAAACAGTAAATTCTCAAGATGGCTCTCATGCTACAGGAACTACAACAGTCCCTATTGATAATACTATTATGCAAAATACAGAGGGTGACCAATACTTAAGTTTAGCTATTACACCAACCTCTGCTTCAAATAAATTATATATTGAAGTAAATGCATTGTTAGCTTGTAGTGCTACAGGATTTATTACAGGCTCAATTTTTCAAGATACAACAGCAAACGCTTTAGCAACATCTTTAATTATACAAACTGATGCTGTAAACCAACCTAGAAATCTTGTATGTGGTCATACTATGACAGCAGGTACTACATCTGCCACTACTTTTAAATTTAGAGCAGGGTGTAATTCAGCAGGAACTACTTCATTTAACGGAACTGCTAGTGCATCATGGGGTGGAGTAGGTGCATCATTTATAACTATTACGGAGTATGCAACATGATAGCCGAAGTATTAAGTTGGAAGTTTAAAGACCAAGCAGGTATGAGAACAAAGGACGGTGAAATTGTAGACTTTCCTGGAGGCATACCCAGTCAAGAAGACCAAGATTTATGGACTGCTGAATATAATAATTATCTTGCAGCAACACAATATAAAGAGCAAAGAGCTAAAGCATACAAACCATTAGCTGAACAATTAGATATGCAGTATTGGGATAAAGTAAATGGTACTGATACTTGGAAAGAACACATAGATGCAGTTAAAGCTGCACATCCGAAGGGAGATGAATAATGGCTTATAAATTAGACGGTAAAACACTTCCTGTTGATAGAGCTTTTACACACGACCAAATACAATACCCAAGAAATTGGTTACAGTTATCTACTAAAGAAGATAGAGATGCTCTAGGTATTACATGGGAAGATGACCCTGTACGTGCTGATGACAGATATTATTGGAATGGTGAGGTAGATAATCCTAAAGCTATGGAGGATAAAGATGAAAAAGATGAAGATGGTAATCAGTTGTATGTACAAAAATATAATCCAGAAACTGAAGCAATGGAAGATACTGAAGAAAAGTTAGTAACTAAAGGATTAAAATCGCAAAAAATTGCAGAAGTAAAACATACAGCAGGTACTTATTTAGCTCAAACTGATTGGTATGTAACACGTAAAATGGAAAGAGAAGTAGCTATACCTGCAGACGTTGTTACAGAAAGAGCTCACGTAGTTGCTGAGTCAGAAAGATTAGAAACAGCTATTGCAGCATGTGCAGATGTAGAAGCACTAATTGCAGTAATGAACAAACAGAATTGGGAGAATGACTAATGGCATTATCAATTAATGGAAACGGAACATTCAGCGGAGAAAATGTTGCTTTTGCTGGTACAGGTTATTCTCCAACACTTACACTTACTGATGGCGCTACTATTAACTGGGACACAGATTCTGGTCAAGTAGCAAAAGTTACATTAGGTGGTAACAGAACTATGGCCGCACCTACTAACTTAGAAGACGGTGCTTATTATGGTCTTAGAGTAATTCAAGATGGTACAGGTAGTAGAACCCTAGCATTTAACGCGGTATTTAAGTTTGTTGCTGGTTCTGCTCCTACTCTTTCTACAGCTGCTGGCGCAACAGATTTTATTAACTTTAGGTCTGACGGGACAAATCTCTACGAGCAAGGTCAAACTCTAGGAGTTTCATAATGTCTCTATTAGTCGGAGCAGCCTCCAATGTTGCAAGCGGGTACCCCTTAAATGACAGCTTACGCTTTCGCGCATCTGCTAATGCTTATTTAGGTAGAACTCCATCAAGTGGGGGAAATCAAAAAACTTGGACATTTAGCTGTTGGACAAAACGAGGAAATATTGTTAATCCAAGTGGCGCAGCTGGTGGCGTTTCACAAGTTATTTTTGGTGCAGCTAATAGTGCTAACAGTCAATTTTTAGATGTAACTTTAAATGGTAACAATGTATTTGAAATAGACATACTAGATAGTAATAGTACAAGAACTATTAGAACATCTACTGCTGTTTTTAGAGACCCATCTGCTTGGTATCATTTTGTTATAGCTATTGATACAACTCAATCCACTGATACAAATAGAATAAAAATATATGTTAATAATGAGTTAATAAGCACAACAGCAGGTACAGGGACTTATCCCGCTTTAAATGCAGATACACAAGTAAATGCCACAACAGGTATTCATGCTATCGCTAGACGACAAGGTTCTGCGGATAGATATTATGATGGATATATAACAGAAGTAAATTTAATAGATGGAACAGCATTAACACCATCAGCCTTTGGTGAATATAATGAAGATACTGGTGTATGGCAACCTAGAAAATATAATTCTTCTTCTATTGCTGCATATGGCACAAATGGTTTTTTATTAAACTTTTCTGACAGCTCAAGTGTAGCTGCACTTGGTACAGACTCATCAGGTAACAGTAATACTTGGACTGTAAACAATGTATCCCTTACTTCTGGTGCTACTTATGATTTAATGTCAGATGTACCTACGCTAACAGATGAAGATACAAGTAACTTTGCTACATTAAATCCTGCAGATGGCACAAATTGGTTAACGCAAAATGGTGGTTTTTATATTAGTGATGGTGGATTGACATATGAAACTACTGTTCAGGGGGCTATGAATGTAGCTACCGTAGCATCTAATAGTGGTAAATTTTATTATGAAACTGTTGTTACAAATTATAATGCTGCGGGAATTAGAGCAACTCGTGCTATACCTACTGGAGATTTAACATATAGATATTATGCTAATAATGGGGAAGTAAGATACATTCCATATAATTCAACAAGTGCTACTGTTTTAACCACAGTAGCAACGGCAACTTCAGGAGATGTTATTGGTGTTGCTGTTGATTTAGATAGTAATACAATATCTTGGTATAAAAATAACTCACTTCTTTATACAGCTACTAGTATAGTTGCTGATACTTATGCACCAGCTGTAGCTGCTTTTGCTAATCAAACAGGAGCAACCGTAAACTTTGGGCAACAACCATTTACTTATACACCACCTACAGGATATAAAAAATGGAATACATTTAATTTAGCTGACTCTACTATTACAAAAGGTAGTGATTATATGAATAATAAATTATGGACAGGTAATGGTACTAATCAAGATATAAATGTAGGCTGGGATGCTGGGTTAATATGGTATAGAAATAGAACAGACCCAAGTGGTGGCGTATGGACTGATATTGTTAGAGGAGACGATTTGCATTTACAAACTTCTAATAATAATGCACAAGGTTCTTTTGGTGATATGGAGTTTATTACTGATGGTTATAATGTTGCAGGTAATAGTAACTTAGATAATGAAAGTGCACATGCTTATGTTGGTTGGCAATGGTTAGCAGGGGGCACAGGCTCATCTAATGGCGATGGTTCTATAACATCTACAGTATCTGTAAATACAAAAGCAGGATTTAGTGTTGTAAGATATTCTGGAAATGCTACTTCAGGTGCTACAGTAGGACATGGGTTAGGACTCGCTCCTGAAATTGTTATAGGTAAAACTTTAGATACGGGTGGTTATGATTGGTCTGTTTATGCTACTGCTATAGGAGATGCTACAAAAGTATTAACTCTTAATTTAAATATTGCAGCAGGAGTAGAAACTAATAAATATAACGGAACTGCACCTAGTGCTACTGTAGTTACTTTAGGAAACCATGGTACTAATTTAAGTGGTACAAATAATCAAATATTATATTGTTTTGCACCAATAGAAGGTTTTAGTAAATTTGGTAGCTATGTAGGTACAGGTGGTCAGGCTTTAGTTACAGGTGCTGGCAGTGGGGCATTCATATACACAGGATTTAGACCTGTTTGGATTATGATGAAAGATACAGATACTGGTGATTGGTTAATATATGATACAAGCAGAAATGTAAATAATTTATCAGGTTCATATATGGCACCAAATACTACTGACGCGGAAGGAACTGAAGCTAATGGTATTGATATATTATCTAATGGATTTAAACAACAAAATACTTTTACTAACTTAAACTCATCAGGTAATACATACATATATATGGCATTTGCAGAAAACCCTTTTAAAAATTCAATTGCGAGGTAATAGATGTTATCAATTTTATCAGGAATATTAGGCTTTGCTACATCAGGGTTACCTAGTGTATTAAAGTTTTTTGAACAAAAGAATGACCAAAAACATGAACAAGAAATGGCTAAACTTGAAATACAACGTGCTATGGAATTGGCAAAAGCTGGCTATGCGTCTCAAGAAAAAATTGAAGAGTTTAAAACTGACCAAGTGGAAATGGAAACGTATGCGGAAGAAAGAGTTGCGTTATACAAGCACGACGAAAAAGTTGCAGAAGGCGCGTCTACTTGGGTTATTAATCTCCGTGCTAGTGTTCGCCCCATTATCACCTATATTTTTGTTTTTATTTTATTGGTGGTCGATTTCGTAGGATTATATTGGGCTATAAAGTCAGGACATAATTATGCAGAAGCTATGCATATAGTGTTTAGTAATGAAGAAATGGCTATACTAGCATCTATTATTGGTTTTTGGTTTGGGTCTAGACATTGGGAAAAATAAGTGAATACATCGGAGAAGGGCATAGCCCTTATAAAGTATTTTGAAGGAGTTTTGGCGCGACCTTATAAGTGTCCTGGAGGTTATTGGACTGTGGGCGTTGGTCATCTTATCACTCGCAATGCTGAGTTACCTAATACATGGAATCGCAAATTGGAACTTGATGAAATAGATGAGTTATTAAAAAAAGATTTAGAAAAATTTGAAAATGGAGTCCTTCGGTTATTACATCCTAAACAACCAACACAATCTGAGTTTGATGCTCTTGTCAGCTTTAGCTTTAATCTTGGTTTGGGATGCTTTCAACGAAGTACAGTTCGTTCAGCGTTTAAGCGCGGTGATAAAAAAAGGGCTGGAGAAGTTCTTTTAAAATACTGTTATGCAGGGGGACGTAAACTTAAAGGATTAATTAGAAGACGGTTAGCAGAACATGCTATGCTAATGACAAAGGAATCACATGCCTCTTAGTAAATTAAGATTTAAACCGGGAATAAATCGAGACCGTACTGATTTAGCTCAGATGGGTGGATGGTATGATGGTAATCTTATACGTTTTCGTGAAGGTTATCCTGAAAAATTAGGCGGCTGGCAAGCTGAAACTTTTGACAGATATGTTGGTGAAGCCACTAAACTTTTTGTTTATTCAACTGCAGATGGTGCAGAACTTGCAGGTTTAGCTACTACCAAAAAAGTATACGTTCGTGGTGGTACAACTCTTTATGACATTACACCCATTAGAGCTACGTTTGTTTCTACTGCTACCGATAATTGTTTTACTACCAATACTACTGCAGGCACAGAAGGTCAAGTTTTAGTTACCATAGTTGGTCACGGTGCAACTACAGGAGATTTTGTAACTTTTACAGGGGCAGTCGCAGTCGGTGGTATCACAGCCGTACAACTTAATTTAGAGTTTGAAGTGACTGTTTTATCCGCAGATACATTTACTATTCAAACTGCAGGCACTGCTACGTCAGCTACTACAGGTGGTGGTACTGGAATTACTGCAGCTTTTCAAATAAATATTGGTGCTGATTCTTCTGTTGCTGGTTATGGTTGGGGTGCAGGTACATGGGGACGAGGAGGTTGGAGTTCAGGTGCAACTACTCCAGCTATTGTAACTGTACGTCTTATCTTTATAGATAACTTTAATAATGACCTTATATTTAATCTAAACAACGAGGGTCAAATTTTCTTTTGGGAATATGATGCTGCCTTTAGTAATCGGGCAGTATTACTTGAATCAATAGCAGGCGCTATAGCAGTCCCTCAAAAAACGGAAAAAACATTGTTTGCACCAAGCGGACACTTGTTGTGTTTAGGGGCTAGCGAATTTTCTTTAGTTTCAACTGCTGGAAAAACAATTAGTTCTATTACCAGCACAAGCACAACAGCTACAGTAACTACGGGAACTGCACACGGACTGTCTACTGGTGATTATGTAGTGTTATCAGGTCAAACTACTACTGCTTACTCTGGAGAATACCAGATTACAGTAACTTCTACTACAACTTTTACATACACTTTAGTTTCTGCTACTACATCACCTGCATCTGTGGTTGGAACTTATGCAGTCCAAGATTATTCAGGTGGTGCATTTAACCCTATGTTAATTAGGTGGGCAGATGTAAATGCAGATGTTGGTCCTAAACCAGAAGTGTGGAAGCCTCAACTTGCTAATACTGCCGGGTTTTTATTTGTTAAAGAAGGTTCTAAAATTGTTACCGGTGCTAATGTGCGACAAGAAACACTTGTTTGGACTGACACTTCATTAAGTACTATACAATTTTTAGGTACAGCAGAAGTGTTTTCATTGCAGCTTTTATCCTCTGATACTAATATCATGGGACCTAATGCTTTTGCAAGTGTTAATAACAATATGTATTGGATGGGAACCGACAACTTCTTTGTATATGATGGTCGAGTTAATGTACTTAAATGCCCATTGTTAAGATATGTGTTTAATGATATTAATAGAGAACAAGCACAACTTGTATATGGTGGCACAAACAAAGAATTTAATGAAGTAATATGGTTCTATTGTTCTGGTGGAGCAGCTCCATCAACTACTATTGACCGCTATGTAATATATAATTATCGTGATGACGTTTGGTATTATGGACAGTTAAACAGAACTACATGGGTAGATGCAGGTATTAATACTTTTCCACTTGCTACCTCTGGGGGGTATATATACTCACATGAAAATGGACCTAATGATGGTCAACCTTTAGGAGCAGCACCACTAGCTATTAACTCATTTATTGAGTCTGCATTTATGGATATTGCAGAAGGAGAATTTTATATGCTTACTAAGCGAGTAATACCTGATGTAGACTTTGCAACTTCAGAAACAGTAGACCCGGTAACAGGAGCAACGTTAACTCCAGCTGTAGACATGTCAGTTGCAGTTACTAAGTTTCCAGGAGCAGCCACTTCTACAACAGATGTAGCTGGAACTACATTGACTCGTGGAGTAACTACATCTACTGCAACTATAGACCAATATACTAATCAAGTATTTATAAGAGCAAGAGGACGACAAATGAATTTTAAAATATCATCTAATACTGTAGGTACTCAATGGCAGTTAGGCGATGCTAGAGTAGATGCTCAACCAGATGGATTAAGGGGATAATATGGCTAAAAATAAAAAACCATTAAATTTAGATAAACTAACAAGTTTAAATCTTGAGACAGGTACTCAAACACCTAAAGAATATTTAAAAAGACCAAAGCTTTATCATTCTATTGACCAAATATCTAAAGGAAATGTAGAAGGAATGCCAGCAGTTCTTGGCAAACTTATGAAATTAGGAAAATTTGGTACAGGTCCACAGTTTGCAGAAATAGAAAGTCGTATGAAAAAAGGTGGCAAGGTTAAAGCTAAAAAACCTAAAGACGGTAGAATGAAGAAAGCTAAATGCAGGGATGGTATAGCTCAACGTGGTAAGACTCGTGGAAAAATAAGATAATGGCCCACGTTGTACAACCTAAAGCTCCTAATTTAGTTTTACCTCAACTAGAATATAGTGAAGACCAACAGAACCAATTACAGAATCAACTTAGATTATATTTTGCACAACTAGATAAGGCACACTTAGACGAAATAACTAACTTACACACTAATAATGTAATGCATTGGATGGGCATATAATGGCTGGAGAGTTTCAAAATTTAACAGGACTTAAATTAGCACAAGCGGCGGTTACTGCATCTGCAGCTATTGTGTATGAAACTCCTGTTAATACACGTACTTACATAAAAGATATTGTGGTAGCTAATACTACAGGCGGTTCACTTGATGTGCAAATATATATTGTTGCGAGTGGAGGTGCAGCAGCTACTTCTAATGCACTTATATACAACAAAACAATAGCAACAAAAGAGTATTTACAATGGTCAGGATTGCAGATAACTAACCCCGGAGACACAATACAAGTTTTAGGTAGTTCAACAGGACTTACTATAACTATATCAGGGGCAGAAGCCGTATAAAACGGTTTATAACTAACACATTACATGATATTATACAACTTAATAAACAGGAATTTAAATGGCAAACCAACAAAAAAAAGCTGAAGGTTTAGCATCTTTAGGTAGATACGGCGATACTATGTTAGTGCATATGCAGCCTAATGAAGTAGCTGGGTTACAAAAATTAGCTGAATCTCAAGGAAGCACCCTTACTGTAAATCCTGAAACAGGAATGCCAGAAGCATTTCTAAGTGGGTTTTTAGGCAGTTTATTACCTACATTTGCTGGTGTAGCAGGTGGAGCTTTTGGTGGTCCTATGGGAGCAGCGGCAGCTGGTGCTTTGACATCATATGCTCAAGGTAATCGTGACCCTTTAGCTATTGCTATGGGTGGTTTAAGTGGATACGGTGGTGGTCAAATAGGTAGTGCTTTGGGTAGTATGCCAGGAGCTGTTACTCCAACAGCTGCTAGTGCAGAAGCAGCTAATGTAGTAGCTTCACAGCCTGCGGTATCTAATGTAATGGGAGCAAATTTAGCTCCAGGAGTTACAGCAGCAGCTCCTCAAGGAATGACAACTCAAGGTTTAAATGCAATTGCTAACAAAACTAATAATTTACAACATTTAGCTAAAGGAACTACTGGTCAAGGGTTTAGTCCTCAGGCAACTTTAGATATGTTAGGAGATTCAAGAGTACCACTTCCAAAAATTGCTGAAGTTGGTAAAAGTTCTTTTTCTTCTCAACCATATCCAGATTTTACATCTAATACAGGTTTTACAGCTGATGCAAGAATACCTACACCAGAAGGTCGTATAATGGGACCAGGGGGCAGTACGATTTCAACAGGTCCAGCTTATGGTGGTTCAATAGATTCAATTAATATGTCTGTTAATGATGCTACAAGTTTTCAACCAAATTTTGAGTCTGCCCCTGTAGCAGCAAATGAGGCATATAAATATACCCCTCAAACTCCTTTAGAAAAAGGTTTAGCTATAGGAGAAAGAGCTGCTGGAGTTCCAGATAAATTACAAGCATCAGGTAGAGGAATATCTGGAGCATTTGATGACCCTACAGAGTTTTTTGAAAGAGTAGGTGGCAAAGAATATTATGATTCAACTGGAAAATTAATTAATGAAGGTGGTAAAGGAAGTTTTGGATATGGAGCAGCTAAAGTTGGAGCTCCTATAGCTATGGCAGGTATGGAAGGTTATTATGAAGATTTATATGATGGTTATTCTGGTAGTCCTTTAGAAGATAATAGGTTTAGAGGACCACAAGGACAACTTAATTTATCTGGTAGCACTGGGTTAAGACTTGTAGCTGATGGTGGTTATATTAAAGGATATAAAGGAGGCGGTGTAGCTCATCCTACTGGTGGTGGTGTAACTGGACGAGGGCTTGCCCCTGGTACTCCTGTAGCTGGAGCAATGGGTGGAGGACAAAGACAAGGACAAGGACAAGGACAAGGACAAGGTTCTTTAGGTATAATGGCAGCTTTAGGTAATGCACAAATAACTAACAACGCTACAGGTCAAGTTATGGATACTTCTGGAATGGCTCCTGAAGAAATATTTAAAAGATATTTTAATTTAAACCGTAATTTTACTCCTGCTACACCTGTAAGAGTAGGGGAAGTAAAATCTGGAGGGGGTATAGCTGGATTAAATGATGGAGGATACTTACAAGGACCTGGTGATGGTGTAAGTGATAGTATAGCAGCTCGTATTGAAGGAACTCAACCCGCAGCTTTATCCGATGGAGAATTTGTAGTACCAGCTAGAATTGTTTCAGAACTTGGTAATGGTTCTTCAGAAGCAGGAGCAGATAGATTATATGCAATGATGGATAGAGTAGAAAAAGATAGAGAAAGAACAACAGGACAAGGTAACATTGCGGTAGACACTAACGCAGAAAGACGTTTGCCTGCGTGATAACAGTACAAAGAGTTAACTTTGATAAAGTTTATGAAGTATGGAATGGAGTAAAAGATTTTTTAGAGGCTTCAATTGAAACAGGTACAGGTGATTGTACGCTAGAACAATTAAAGTTACTTCTTACACAAGGAAAGCAACAATTACTTGTAGGAATACAAGACAATAAAATAGTAGGGGCAATGACAGTTGAATTTATTAATTACCCTAATGAAAGAGTTATGTTTATTACTGCATTAGGTGGTAAACAAGTAGTAAGTAAAGAAGTATTTAGTCAAGTAGAAGATTGGGCAAAAACTCAAGGAGCTACAAAATCAGCTGCTTGGGCTAAAGAAAGTCAAGCAAGGTTATATACACAAAAAGCAGGATTTAATACAATGAGATATGTTATGGAGAAAAAATTATGAGCGGCGGCGGCGGAGGCGGAAAACCAGCACCAACAGAAACTACTTCGTATTCTTCAAATTTACCTGAATACGCTCAGCCTTTTTACGAAGAGCTGTTAAAACAATCGGGTAAAGCAGTTTATGAAACTGATGCTGCGGGTAATGTAACAGGCGTACAAGATTTTGACCCTTATACTGGTGAAAGGCTTGCAGGGTTTACTCCAGAACAACTAGCAGTACAGTCTGAAGTAGCAGGCATGGCTACTCCTGGTCAATTTGCTGAGGCAGGTGCAGGATTAAGAGATACTAGGATTGCAGCGGATACTGCTCGTAGTGGTATAGGTTCGGCGTTAGGGTATGGACCAGGAACATTTGCTGAAGAAAGAATAACTACAGAAAGGTTTACTGACCCAGGGGTTGCTGAAGCATACATGGACCCTTATCAAAAGCAAGTTACAGATATACAGTTAGCTGAAGCTAGAAGACAAGGAGATGTTGCTAAATCGGCTAGAGGAATGGGTTCTATAGGTAGAGGAACTTTTGGTGGTGGTAGACAAGCATTAATGGAAAGTGAAGCTGATAGAAACTTAGCTGCACAGCTAGGACAAATACAAGCTGAAGGAAGTCAACAAGCTTTTCAAAGAGGACAACAAGCATTTACAGCTGACCAACAAAGAGCTTTACAACAACAGCAAGCAAATCAAGCAGCTAATTTACAAGCTCAACAGTTAGCTGAACAAGCTCAACAGTTTGGAGCAGGTGTAAGTAAAGATATAGGATTAGCAGGGTTAGCTACTGGACTAGAAGGAGCTAAAGCTACAGGAGCGTTAGGTGCTACTGAACAAATGGCTAACTTAGAAAGACTTAAAGCTCAATCAGCATCTGGTGCTGAACAACAAGCATTACAACAAGAAATTGATAACTTAGCTTATCAACAGTTTAAAGAAGCTCAAGATTATGAACGTGGTCTGTTAGAGTATCAATCTAATATTCTTCGTGGTACAGCTGGTGCTTTAGGTTCTACTCAAGTAGCTTATGCTCCACAACCAAGTATGGCTTCTCAAATTGGTGGTATGGGACTAGCAGGATTAGGACTTTATAACATGTTAGGTAGGGGATAAATAATGGCTTACGGTAAAGGTATTGAAGAAGTTTTATCCATACAAGAAACTATGGAAGATATAAATGCAAAAGACCCTAGTACAGGTAACTATGCTATACCTACAGAAGTGGTGGTGCAAAAGTATTTAAAAGAAAGAGTAAACCCTCAACTTCCCACTACAAGTATTTTGGCTGCTCTTGACCATAGAAAATGGGAACAAAAGCAACAAGCTGAAGCTCAAGGCCCACAACAATCTGTACTTGAAGAAACTATTACTGAAGCTGATATGGCTATGAGACCTCCTATGAATCCTATGATGCCTCAAGGTATTCAACAAGGTCAACCAAGACCTATGCCAAGACCTATGCCAGGACAAATGGCTGGACTTCAAAAACCTCCAATGCCTAGAAGAGTTCCACCTCAGCAGAGGATGGGAACTGGTATCCCTATGATGGCAGCAGCAGGTGGGTATGTACCTAACTTCGCTGACGGCGGTATTATTGGATATAAAGAACGAGGGATTGTAAATAGATTTGACCCTGACGCTAGACCTTATACAGACAGCTTTACCGATTTTAGTTTAACAAAAGACCAAGTAATGGCATTACCTGACGGTGTAAGAGAGGACTATATAAAAAGATTAGACTTTCAAAATAAAATGAAAACTGCTTCTCCTAAAAAATTACAAGACGTAGATTTTAAATCATCACTAGAAGAAGTTAGTCCTTTTAGAGTTGATAAAGATTTAGAAGCAGGGGATATGGATGTATATAGTGCTTTTAAAATGACAGATGAAGATTTAGGAGTAGGAGGTAAAAAGTTAGATGTAGATAGTGTAATTGAAGAATCTACTGGAAAGTTAAAAAAAGAGCCTACTAAAAAAGGTTCAGAAGAAGATATTAAAATTAAAGATATTACAGAAGAAGATATAGAAATAGATAAAAATAAAGAAAGAGATAAAATAAATAAACTTTTAGAACAAGAAAATCTAGCCTTTAAAAAAGATGATAAAGAATTAGACCGTGATTTTGAAGGTGCTGTATTTGATACAGGTGTAGTAGATACTTCTGTATATGAACCTAAAGAAGCTATAGAGGAAGGTGATGCAGCAGTTGCAGCCTATGAAAGACGTATGGGTGTAAACCCATTTACAGCAATAGCTGAAAAATTTCAAGAAGAAACCGGACAAGAAATAGAAGATGGTAAGAAATTTATGATGGGTAGAATGATATTTAACTTTGGTAGTGAGTTAGCTAAAACAGGTCGTCTTGGTGATGCTGCTGTAGCAGCAGGTAAAGATGTAAACACAGACATGACTAAAATAGAAAACTTAAAAAAACAACAAAGAAAACATGAATTTGAAATAGCTAAACTAGATAATATTGAACGTACTAATAAAGCTAAATTAGGTGCAGATGTTGAAGCAAAAACAGAATTAATGAATATGAAAAAGACCTTACAGAAAAATGCAGATATGTTAAAGCAAGAAGAAATAAATATAAAAAGACCTTATTATAAAGCTCTTGGTGTAAAAGCTAAAGCTGAAGCTAAATATTATGATGCTTATAGTACTGCTCAGACCGGAGCAATTGATAAATCATATGAAATAGCTGTAGAACAAGTGTTTGGTTCGGCTAATGAATTTGCAAATTGGAGAAAAAGAGATAATCAAATTAGAGCCATAGAAACTAGCAAAAACATACCTTATGAAGAGGCAGCTATAGAATTTTATAGTAAGTTTGGTAAAGACAGTGCTATTCTTGCTCGAACACATATACAAAATAATAATGACCTTAATATGACACGACAAAAATTAATGCAAGATTTTGCAAATAGAGGTGGAGGAGTAAGACCTCCTGGTCCAAATCCTCAAGCTATTGGCACATATAATCCAAGAGATGGCCTTACAACAGGTATAAAATAATCACTATGACTCAACCAGTCAACATTGAAGGAGTGGGCATAGTAGAATTTGAAGATGGTATGACACCACAACAAATAGAAGCGGCTATTGTTAACGATATATTACCTAAGTTTAAATCACAACAAACTCCCGAAATAGAACCCAATCAACAAGAAGATGACTCTGCTTTTCGTCGTATAAGTGACGTAGGAATAGATTTAGCTAAAGGGGCTGTTGGTCTTGTAGACACAGTTACTGGGCTAGGAGATATTGTCAGTGGAGGTAGAGTAGGTAAAGCTGCTGATGCAGTAAGTGAAGATTTATTTGGAGGAACTACAGAAGACCTTAAAGCATTTATAGATAAAGGCACTTCAAAACAAGGTTTAAGAGCTGAAAAAGAAGTTGCAGAAGCAGAAGGATTTGGTGAAACTTTTGAAGCTATGGTTAGAAATCCTTCTACTATAATAGGTACTGTAGCTGAATCTATACCTGGCATGGTAGGGGGAGCAAAGATTGCTCAAGGTTTAACTAAATTAGGCAAATTAAAAAGAAAAACTAAAGATGGAAAAGAAGTAGCTGATTATGCAGCAAGTGCTGGTGTAGGAGAAGGAGTTGTATCAGCAGGTCAACAAGCTACAGATATAAGAAGGCAAACTGAAGACCAAACTTTAAGTGGTAAACAAGCTGGACTTTCTGCTTTAACAGGTATATTTACTGGGGTGCTTGGTACTTTTGGAGCTAAAGTAGCTCAAAAATTAGGAGTGATTGATGCTGACGTATTGTTTGCAGAGGGTATTGCAGAAGGCACAAAAAGAGGCATTATAAATAATGCTGTACGTGCTGCTGTTACTGAAGGTGTATTTGAGGAACTGCCTCAGTCTATGCAAGAACAAATTCTTAATAATGTTGCTTTAGGTAAAGACCCTATGGAAGGGGTAGGAGAATCAGCAGCTACCGGTCTATTAGCTGGTATAGGAATGGGTGGTGGTGCTACTTTAGTAAGTAATAGGTCACGACAATTTATACAAGAAGACCAAGCTCGTATAGATGAAGTATTAGAACAAAATAAAATAGATGATACAGGAGAACCAGGACCTTCTACTATACCTGAAATAAATGTACCACCTGCATCACAACCTAAAGCTAAAGCTGAACCTAAAGCTGAACCTAAAGCTGAACCTAAAGCTAAAAAAACTAAAGAAGAAAAAGAGTTTGAAGCACTAGATAAAGAGTATGAAAAAAATAAATTACAAGGAGAAACACAGGGTGAGTATTTTGCACGTAAGTTACAAGAAAAATTAGGAGGTCAAGATGGACAAGAAGAAACAGTTATTACCGAAGATGAGCAACTCAGTGTTCAATCAGATGTCGCTCCAGGAGCTGGAGCAAGCCCTACAGTTTCTCAGTCAGGACCCTATAGCGCAGCCGGTCCCGGACAGCCTCTTGAATCTCAATCTGACGGAAGAGGATTGGTACCACCTGCAGATGTTACTGGACGACTTAGTACAACAGAAGAGTCTGAGTCTGATACATTAAATCTAGAAGAAATTGTTGATGAAATACCTTCAGTAGAATATGAACAAAGAACTGCTCAAGGTAAAAAATATGCTAAAGATAATAATTTAAAATTACACCCCTTTGAAATATCTGGTTCTAGATATGCTGCTAGAAGTCCTTTACAAGATAAAAAAATAAATTTTTCTGATAGACCTAGCAAAGAAATAATTCAACAAAAAGCAATTGAAGATGCAGCTTATATGTTAGAGCTTGAAGCTTTTGAATCTATAGATGAAACAAAAATTAATGAAAAAATTAAAAAAGAAGAAAATAAAATATTTAAACAAAAAGCAGCAGAACAAAAAAGAGAATTAAAAAAACTTAAGAACGACCCTAAAAATCCTCAATATAAAACTTTTAGTGATAAAAAATTAAAAACAGTATTGTATAGACAAAGACCAGACTTAAGAGATAAACAACAAGAAAGTGGTATTACTTTTCCTCAAGCTTTGCAAACTAAAAGTTTTAGAGAAACAGTAGCTAAAATATATAAACAAGCTAAAGGCAAAGGAAAGTTAAAAGATAAAAATATAAAGAAAGATGTTAAAGCTGCAAAAGAATACATAAAAACTTTAGACAAAAATGCTAAAAATAAACTTAAAATTCAAAGAAATAAAAACAAAAAATTAATTGAAACAATTACAGTAGATAAAAAAACTTCTAAACAACAAAGAATAGATGATGTTAAAAATGAAGAAGAAATAAAAGAAGAAGTTAAAGAAATAAAAGGGACAACAGATAGAAAAAAATTAAATAAAAAAATTAAAAATTTAACAAAAACTCAACGTGATTATGCTGCACAAATTGGGTTATCTGTAGAACAATATGCTCAAGACTTAATAGATGAAGAGTCAGCAAATCAAAGAATTAAAAATATAGAAGGGAAAAATGTTGACCCAGTTTTACAACGCCAAGTTACAACAGCTAGTAATATTTTAAATGCTTTACTAGATAATGATGGAAACCCAGGTCCTCCTATAGATATAAAAATAGTGTTAAATGAAATATCAAATTTGCTAGGAGTTAACGGAGCAATAGCTAAAAGATTACTTGCTGTAGATAGCAATACTAAAATACAAGCAGGAAATGTAAAAAATAATGAAGCAGGTCAATTTGACCCAGCAAACAATCTTATTACAATTAATATTAAATTACTTGATGGTAACTTTAATATTAAAAAAATAGACTTACCTAACGTTATACTCCATGAAACTATGCACTCCTCGCTTGACCATGTAATTGATAACACCTCTAGATATAACTATTTAAGTAATTTAAAAACAAAAACTAATGCACAAAAAGCAGAAATGAAAGATATAAATCAAGCTATATCTCCTGCTCAAAGAAAAGCTGTTAAAGAAATTAGAAACATACGCAATCAACTACGAAAATTTTATGCTCAAGAAGCTCGTAGAAATGTAGTTCGTAGAGAAGCTCCTTTAGAATCAGAAAAAGAATTTAAAAAACGGCAAGAGGATGCAGCGTTAAATGCAAAAATGCCTGTTGGTCTTAGAGAAGAAGATGACCTTAATGAATTTGTAGCATATATTTTTGAAGGAAGTTTTAATAATACTGTAGAAGAATCTCTTCAAGAAAAATTAAGAGGTATTAGTCAAGACCAATTACTTAGAACTAGAAGAGCAGATGGCACAGTTTCACCTACTGTAAGAAAAAACCAAGCTAAAAAGAAACAAGGGTTTTTTGAAAGACTACAAACTATTTATGATAATTTAAAAAATACATTTATAAAGGCTTTAGGGTTTACTGAAAGTAGAGATGCAAGTTCTAGTTTAGCCGCAATTGCTACACAAGTAGATATTATATTAAACCCTGATGAATTTATCGCTGCAAGATTTAAAGGGGCTGATTATAAAGCAGTTGGTTTAGCAGGGATTGCAGGAGAAAAAACTAGATTTAGAGAGCGTAAAGTACAAGGACAAGATGCCGATGGAGATGATGTATTTAGAAAAAGAGATATAGGCAAAACAAAAGAAGAGATAGCTAACCGTAAAAAAAATACTCGAAAAGAAATAATAAAAGCGGAAAAAATAAAATCAACTACTAAACCTGTTGAAAAAATATTACAAGAAACTTATGAAACACAAGCACAAAGAAATTTAGAAAAAGAAAAACCTTTAACTGCAGCAATAAGACAATTAACTGTTGCAGAAACTGCTCGACAAAAACTTCAAAATAAAAGAGCCCCTTTAAAATTATTAGAAGATTCTTTACGAAGAGCTAATAAATTAATATTTGATGGAGAAGGTACAAATTCAGTTAATACTATTTTAGATATGACTTTTGGTAGAGCTGATTATTTATATCGAAAAGACCTTGCACCAGCATTAGATACATATAAAAGAATTATTGGTCAGTATCTTAACTACAGAAAGTCACAAGGAAAAACTGAAGCAGAAGCAATGAGTGACTTACATAGATTTTTAGAAAGCCTACATGAACCAGAAAGAAGAGAAATTAGTTTTATTAAGAATGTACCTTTAGGTGACGAAACAACAACAGGTAAAATTTTAACTTGGATAGATGGAACTAAAGTTTCTCCTGCTCAATATAGATTAAATACTCTTGAAGAAATAAGTAGTAACTCTAATCTATCAGCGGCGGATATAAAGGTTTTAAGAAATAATCTAAATACTGTTGTTGCACAGTATGCAAATGTAAATGGTTCCAGTCCTAGAGCTGAAGTAAAAGGAAACCCAGATGCTTTAAATAAAAACAGTCAGTTATATGATGTAACTTTATATCCATCTGAAACTCAACAAAATATAAGAGATTATATAAATGCTGACCCTCAACTAAAAGAATTAATTAATGCAGTTCAAGCAGCTCAACAACCTGTTCATAAAGTAACTAGAGAATTAAATAAAATGGGTAATTATGGTAATGTCTTTTCAGAAAATATTATTGAGTTTTATGGGTTTGAAAATTATATTCCTTTAAAAGGAAAGCCTGGAGCTAGTGAAGCTCAAGAAGCTTTATTAGAAGAATACAATTATAGTGGAGAAAGATTAGGTACAGCTTTACGACAAGTTCCTGTAGGATTTGAAAGTAGACAATCCGAATCTGCAAATGGAGTTACTCAAACTATTGTGGATGCAATTCATTCAACAGCTAGAGCAGGAAGAGCTGGTTTAACAGAAGCTATTCAAAATGCAATATCTCAAGGTCATATTGATGGTATCGCTGTTGTTGAAAATATTAAATTTAAAGATAAATTTATAGATAAAGATGCTTTAAGTCCAGAAAAATTAGGAACAAATAAAATATTACATTATCGAGATGATGGTTCAGTAGATATTGTACAAATAAATAATCCTAAATTATTAAATGCTATTAGAGAACCTATAAGTCAAATGAGTCCTGTTATAGAAAGAGGAATAGAATGGGCGAATAGTGTTACAAGTTTATTTGGTCAATTTCATACTCGTTACAATCCAGCTTTTCCTGTTTTAAACTTTGTAAGAGATTTTTTAACTAACTTTTTTATAATAGCCGCAGAAAATCCAGCAGCTGTTCCTAGATATGCGTTTGAAATTGCAGGTCAAATTATATCATCCCCTTTACTTATAATAGGTATGGGAAAGGCTTCTCAAGTAAATCAAGCAGTAAGAGCATATGTAAATGGAGATATTAAAAAGTTAGAGTCTTTAGCAAAAAGAAAAGGTAAAGGTTCTACAGCAGCAGATATGTTTGATTTTTTACAAGCAGGCGGAAATGTTTCTTACATACAATCACTTGCAACCTCTACTCAACTTGAAGATATAGTAAATAAAGCTAACAAAGGTCCAAGCGGTATTACACTTCAAACTAGAGATAGTATTAAAAACTTTTTTGATAAATTTGTAAACAGTATGGAGTTAGCAGTAAGAGTAGCTGCATACAAAGCTATTAAATCTAATCGTATAGCTAACGGTAGCACGGAACAAAGTGCTATAAAAGAAGCAGCTTCATATTCAAAAAATTTAGCAAATTTTGAACAGACTGGAGAATGGGGTAAAACGTTAGGAGCTTTTTATATGTTCTTTAGACCAGCAGCAACAGGTGCAGTTAGAGCATTAGATGCAATTAGTCCAGCTTTAAGAACTTTAACTATGCCATTAGGAGCTAGAGGAATGCGAGGAATGATGGAGTCTCAAGTTCCAGATAGTATAAAAAATGACCCGGCTGCGCTAGCTGCATGGGAACAAAATTATACAAGAGATATGCGTAATGGCACAATAGTAATTATGGCTACTATGGGTTTAGGAGCGGCTGTTTATTATATGTCTAAAGCTATGGGAGGAGAAGATGAAGAAGAAAGAAATAGAATAGATATTGATGATATGGCAAGGTGGACAAGGTTTTCAAGATTTGATTTAGGTAAATACATGTTGCAAATTCCGTGGGGTTTTGGTTTAGGAGGGTTAGCATCTATAGGAGCTCAATTAGCAGCGTTAGATGATTCTAGTTATACAGAAGGAAAAAAGGTAGCAAGAAATATAGGTGAAATTATTTTAGATTCTTTCTTGCCTATTCCAATTTCTAGAATTGATTTTACTAGAGATGCAGCATCAGCTGGAGCTTTTGCTTTTGATACTCTTATGCCAAGTAGTTTAAGACCTCTTATAGAATTACAAATGAATGTAAGTGGTATGGATTTTAGAATTTATAATGAAACAAGTAGATACGGACAAGCTTACGCGGGCGGCGACAATACTCCTGAAATGTATAAAGATGCTTCTAAATGGTTCGCGGACAGCACCGAAACTGTAGATGCTATAAACCCTGATGTATTATATTTTCTTGCTAATAATTTTATAGATGGACCCTCTAGAATTTTACAAAATTTATATGAAGCTGATTTAATAATAAAAGGTAAACAAATAAAAAACATAGATAGTGTGTCAAAAGCTAGTATGGTTTTTGATAGTTTTATATCTACTCAAACTGAAGTAACTCCTAGAGATTGGGCAGATGCAATAAAAAAAGTAGATGCATCAGAAAAAAAATTAAAAACTTTTAAAAAAATGCAAGAAACCGACCCATCTGATTTTAAATATGATAGATTTTTAGCTAAACCTGAAAACATGTTTATTAAAGATGCAATAGACGAATGGAATAAAAACGTAGGAGGAGACCTTAGAGACTTACAACAAGGATTAAGAAATATAAGAGAAGATAGAAGACTAAATGCTAAACAAAGAAATGAACAATTAAAAGAAAAGAAAAAAGAAGTTAATAGAGAAAAAAGACGTATCCTTATGGAGTTAGAAGCGAAGGCTCCACATTTAGTGCGTTCTCAAGGTATAGACCCTGATACAAAAGCAAGGGTTCCTCTTTATGATTTTAAATTTAAGTAAGTCTCCATGCTCTTACTCCTAGACATTTATTTTTAGTAGTAATAAAAACTTTTACTTTAACGTTAGCACGTTTAGCTCCTGATTCTATTGCATGCAAAATAGGAGAAGGTTTAGTAGTAGGTATAAAAAAACTCTCCCCCTTACTCATGTTCTCAAAAGGAAATACCCACTCTATTTCATCATGTAGATTCAGAGTTCTGCTCCTTCAATAAATCATCTAAGAACTTAGTCGTATCTATTTCTATTGCAGTCACGGGGCTAAACCCTGTAGCAGGTTTCCACCCTGTACCCATCCTTAGTTTTTTATCTTTTATGTGATACCCTTTTTCTTTCATCTGAAATATAAATTCATTTGTGCTTACGCCATTCTCTGTAAGATAAGTTCTAAAATGTTTCTTCTCTATGTAGATTAAAGCCTTATCTAAGTCTGCTCTCACTACTAAATTACTTCTAGGCTCCATGGTAACCTGATTGTTTTCTAGTGCGAGTATGCCTGTCTGGTGTGCGTTTATGTATTCACCCAATACACTTTCATAATCTACACTGTTAATTCTAATAACATTATCTCTTATGTTAATCATCTCGCCAACTACACGTTTGTATATTCTTTCTAAATCTAAATTAATTATGTTAGCTTTTAATGCAATCTCACCGGCAGTAAAAGTAGCTACCACTAGACTTTCATAAAATCTATATACAGTATCATCTCCAAAGTCTTTTTTAAATTGCTTAGACCACTTGTCCATCTTGCTAATTAGTTCTGTTTCACTATATTTAAAAAAGTTCTGTATGAAGTCTGGACCTGCCCACCCATAGTTAGTAAGGAATGTATGAAAGATTTCTCTACCACTACTAGGGTTATCTATAAACAACTTAGGTTTACGCATGCTAAACTCAATTAACCTAGCTACTTCACCATTAGGGTCTTTCTTTATAGTACTTAGTTTGTCATACAAAGAATGATTAGAAGTAAAGATAGCTATCAAAGAAGCTGACATCTCGTGTTCTCGTTCTGCATTAACTGAGGCTTGCATACGAATTTTAGATTTACCTTGTGATATTTTGTGGATTAGTTGAGATAGAATTCTTCCGTGTATGTTGCCCACTTCGTCCAGGCCAAACGGTATATTGTGAAGTCCCAAGTACCTACCTGTCATTCCATTTTCAGTCGCCTCTAATACTGACAGGTCTTTAGGGTTTCCCCATACACTTAGACTTCCATATAACGAGCCTGTTTTAGCGGCTCCTGAATCTCCTGTCAAAGATATAGTGACTCCGCTAGTAGGTGTTTGACTCATAAGTACAGAACCTAAACCAGCTAATAAAGTAAAAGCATGAAGTTCTAAACTAGGAGTATTAAGTTTATTAGCCGCTTCTTTCCATGCCTCGTAAGAGCCAGCAGAAGTTAAATGTTTAGCAATGCCTCTACAAAGAGGAGACGTAGGGCTATTTAATATTTCACCCCTTCTAGTTATTTCTTGTGAGCCAATAACAAATGCATCTTTATCAGGTGTCCACCCCATTTGCATACGCATAATCTCAGCTCTGTCTTTTGCTATGAGGTATTGTCCCCACTCATACAAATAAGTCATCAAGTATTTTCCTTGTTGGTTGTTAGGATTATATATAATTCCTACGCTAGTTATAATCTCTCTAAATTTATCTAATGCGTATAAGTTTTTTAAAGGTAACATAAACTCTCTTTCAGGGTCGTTTGGTAAGTGCACTTTCATTAATAAACATTCACCATCATGCACGCTGTAAATTCTTTTTACAGGATACAAATCATAAGTAGAAACTAATATAGGGTCTTTAGTCTGAGGATTTCCATCTTCGTCAAACACAATTGGTGGCTGAAAATATATACCTCCATTCTTACCATACCTAAAAGGACCTAGGTCTTTAGGTAAACTTACTAACCCTGTTTTAGGTAATACTTCTACTTCTTGTGTGGATGGTGCAGATTTAAAAGTCTTTCCTAAAGCTAGTGGATTAGTTATCTTTCCTTGATGTTCACACTTATCACAAACTCCTCCTTCTAACTCATTAAAAACTTTACATGATTGAGGTTTGTCTTGAGTCTGATTAGACTTTCGCTCTGTTACTTCTTTATTATAATCTTTGTGTCCTTCAGATAAGCTATGTATAGCTGTGTTTCTATCATCACAATGTTGAGCAATAGATAGTCCTGCATACCATAAAGGCTCAGGTACGTCATTGGGATGAGTTATCATACGTTTTATATGTGCACACCCTTTATCTTTTAAACTTTTAATAGCTATAGTTTTAAAGTTAGACTGAAAGTTATCTAACTTTAAAATATTTTTTTGGTCTTCACTCATTGGACCTTTAGCTTCAACCAATATGTCATCAAGAGTAGTTTTAATTTCACCTAAGTTTGTTTTGAAGTTTTCTATATCATGCGTAGGTATTTCCCGGCTTATAAGTTTCGTAAGTGTTGGAGGGTTATCTTTCATATTTAGAGTATCAGGACACCTCATAATTCTTGCAGGGTCAGCCATAACAGCTCTATCTATTCGCAGTTCTTTTTCTAAACAATAATCTCTAAGCCTTTCTGAGTATGCTACATACTGTGATATAGATATATTGTCTTGCATAATCCAATAAGCATGAATGCCTCTACCTGAATCTAGCTTTAACGGTGTGGGAAAATTATTATCTTCTATAAATTTATCTAAAGCTTTTTCAGCTTCGTCTTTACTAGCATAATCTTTTTGTTCACCTACATCTAAATCAATAAACAAAGATTTAAAATACAAAGCATTCTCTGCTTTTCTACTGTACCCATCAAAACTACCAAGGGCTATGTATATATTTAAGTCTTCTTTGCTTTTTAATTCTTCAATCTTAGGTTGTATTTCTTCAATAGATTCAACAAAATAATGTTTAACCCTGTCTTTAATTGTAGCTATACAATAAACACCCTCTGAAGGTAAAACTTTTTTATAGAATTCATCTATCATCTTAACGACCAATTGTGTGTATACAATCGAGCCGAAGCTAAATTATTAGCTGGCAAAATATCGCTCTCTACATCCAGCTTAACTTTATCCATAAACTCTAAAATTAATTTTTGATGCTTTTTCCTAATAGGTTTTCCTCTAAACCAATTATGTATACTCTGTCTACTCACTCCAAAAATGTCTGTTAAATACATCGTGGGTAAATTAGACTTAACACATAATTGAGCTAATTGTATGCCTAGTTTGTTTGGGTCAGCATACTGTAGTCCCAATAAAAATTTATCACTATAAGGTCGTGCCATGTTAACTCCCTTTTTTATTTGTCCATCGTTCAATAATATCTAAAACTTTTTCATCTCTCTTTATTTGTTCTGAAGAAGGTTCAGGCGGTGTGTCAAGAAATACATCAAACTGTACCGTCGGCCGCGTAGAGTCTACTTCATTATAAAGTTTTACATCTAACGTGATAGCCCTAAGCGCGGTAGGTGTTTCTGACAACTGTTGTAACTTTTCTAACTGACGCTCTTTTAACGCAGCGACAGGTGAAAACAATAGTTTTGGTATTTTAACTTCGTTATCAAATTCTAATTTTGTAATCACTCTACCAGCACTAACGCTATTATTAGCAAGCATTTGAATATAAGGTCTAAACGGCCACTTACTACTCCGCTCTTTTCCAAAACAAGACATTGCTGGTAATACTAATTGAATAATATCACCCTCTAAGTCATTAGCTAAAACTACTGCTATCCTCCATGACAATTTGCATGCAGTGCCTATACCGTTTGCTCCTGAGCCTCGAATACTGTTCTTACATTGTGAACATGATTTAGCTTGAGCGATAGGTACATTCTCGTCTGCCACTTTAGAATCAGAAGACCAACACACAGGACTAGAAATAACTCCCTCTTGATACACTTTATCATAGTAAGTACGAGATGGGGTATGAGCCATTTTAACTATCACTACTTTTAAATGCTCATCAGGAGCTACAGCAACTTCTTCACCGCCTAACATTTTTCTAAACTTCTTACCGTTCAATGATATACGATGAAGAGGTTTACTAGATTCTCCTGATACTGCTAATGTATCTGCATCTAAAGGTGTCTGACTATTTTTAAGTATGTCTTTAAATTCATCTGCCATGACTGCCCTAATCTTTAGCAGACCATTTATCAATAATGTTAGATATGTCGTCAGAATTATCTACACTGCTAGCAGGTTCTTTCCTTACAGTCGGTTCTGTTATTTGTACTAGGTCTTTCGGAGCTTCAAACTCATCAAAAGTTTCAGGAGCTTTTTGAGGGTCAGCCTGTACAAATCCACCATCTTCTTCTGCAAAGCCAAAACGTTCTGCTCCTTGACTACCTTCTACATATTTAATAACTTGAACTGCACTTAGTTTTAAGTTAACACCAACATTAGAGTTTACATTATACGGATATACAAACCCATTGACCCTAACTTCTGAGCCTCCCCATATATTACTCTCTTCCATTTTAGTACCTTTAGAATCAAAAATAGATGGAGGATATTTATGAGAAGATTTAAACTTAAGAATAACATTACCTGTAGGCTTGCCATCGTCATCTAACTCATCTGTATACGGAGGGTTAGTAGTCTTTACTTCCTTGCCTTTATTCTTCTTAGTTTCTTCTGTAACATGTTCTGCAAACACCTCGTTAATTTTATTAATCATAGGTTTTGCTTCTTCTTTACCTAATATAACATTTACTTTGTACTCTCCGTCAGGATTGAACTTAGTGTCAGGTTTAGATAACCAAGGGTACTGTGCAATACCTTTTGGTGTAGTAATTGTAGTATCTGTTGTTGCCATAATTTATATCTCCTTAAAGTTATTTACTTGGTTTGCGAACTACGATTTGGAACTCTTTCATACTACTAATCCCTGGAGGGAGTCCTTCATCGGTTCGGTTGCTTAAAAACTCTTTGAAATTAGTCTGATGTAAGCGTTGTTGTAATAATTCGATTGCGTCATTTTGCATAACGTACTGCTTAAAATTATCCCAATCACCACATACAAAATTTTCTTTCATAGTTTTTATGATTGTTCCACTGCTAGTTTTAATACTATCAGCGTCGATTTCGTTACACGAGTTCAGCATAACTTGGTCTAATTGTGCAAGCTCCGCTTTTAATTCAGCATCTTTAGCGTTGAACTCTCTTGCATTAGCGTCACGTTTATTACGAATTGCAATATACGCTTTGACTAATTCTTCTAATTTAACTGCCATTTTCTAGTTCCTCTCTGTATAAGTCTACTAATTTTGTGTGGGAATCCACCTTACCCTGAAGCATTCCATACATTCTTTTTTCTACATCAGAACCCTGTAAGTGTACGACAGTCATTTTATTTTTCTGTCCTACTCTATCAATACGAGCTACGCATTGAAGGTATACCTCAACTGACATTACAGGAGACCAAAACACAACTACATTAGCTTTAGTTAGAGTTACTCCGTGTGATGCAGACTGAGGTTGTACAACTAATACTCTAGGGTTATCAGAAGTTTGGAATCTATTAATTATGGTGGCTCTGTCATTTGCAGTAACATCACCATGTATTAATTCGGTTGTTATATTTTTATCTGTTAAAAAAGACTGTACTAATTGTATCGTGTGTCGGTATGGTACAAACACAAGAACTTTATGTTCAGTCTCATCTATTGTTTCCATTAAAGCATTCAATCTTGGTTTGATATCAAACTCTATAACTTTTCTATCGTCTGTATAAACTGCCCCTCCTGATATTTGTAATAACTTATTTAATCCAGCCGCCGCATTGACTGCTGTTACAGACTCCCCTCCTGTTTCAATTAACATTTCTGTTTTAAGAGCTTTATAATAGTTAAGAGCTTGGGTAGTTAAAGGTATCTCTCTTGTTTGATACATAACATCAGGTAAATCTAAACAATCATTTTTAGAAAATCTAATAGCTGGTTGCAATACATCAAACACTTTATGTTTAGAGTCAGGTCTTGGTAGCCATTTAAAACGAGATACTTGATACATAACCCTATCTCTCCATGCGTTAGTAAATTTAGGTACTTTTTCAGGAGCTACTAATTTAGCAATGCCGTAGGCATCCATAGGAGATTGAGATGCTGGTGTTCCCGTTAACATCCATAATCTAGTATCAAGAGTAAGTATTTTATTTATTATTTTCCATCTAGCCGTGCTTGTAGACTTATATGCATTAGCTTCGTCTATTACTATCAAATCAAATTTAGCGTCTTTAATTTCTTTTTTTATAATACCTACCCCATCATAATTTATAATTACAAAATCATAATCCCCTTCAACAATAGTTTTTCTTTTGTGAGCAGACCCATGACAAACAGCAGAAGTACGATGCATACAAGTATTAAATATATCGTTTTGCCATGCTGATTGCATAATTGATAAAGGGCAAATAACTAAAACTTTTTTAATAAATCCAAGATTCATAAGATAATCAGCTGACCACAACACGGATGAGGTTTTGCCTGTACCAGCTTCATTAAAACAAAAAGCTTTAGGGTTAAGAGATAAAAATTCAGAGGTTACTTTTTGATGGTCAAAAGGTTGGTAAAGACCAGGCCATTCATAATCTCTAGTCATAGGAGAGGGTAAAGGAGATTTAAAACGAACTAAACGATTTAAGTAAGTCATTTCTAAAATGTCCCACTTAATTAAAACATCTACTAAATGTTTATGCTGTTTTATAATTGCAGAATTATCTATACTTTCTATAATAGATTTTGCAACTTTGTTAGAAACAGTTACCTTAACTGCTTTATTGTCTATTAATTCCATATTCCTCTCTCATATCGTTGGAAATATAGTATATAATACTTAACAAATATATGTCAAGTCTTTTTAGTTCTTTTTTTTCT